TCAGGCCAAGGATCTATATCAATCAATGCCAAATCAGCAACAGGATCTATTCCTATTACTGTAGCTGTATGGTAACGTCGGCGTCTGTCTTTATGTAACCATACTCTAATTTTATCTGAATTATGCACCACATGATAGTTTGTTAGAATATTACCATCTTCGGATATGATTACACCCGAACCATGGCCTGTTACTGCATTGTCTTTCTCAACTCTAACTAAAACAGTGGAATTTAATATCTTTGACATCAAGTCCACATGGGTCAACTCTTGAGCATACGTCTTTATAGGACTTAACAGCAAGAAGGACACCAAGAGCATCTTGGCGTATACTTTCATTTTATATTTTCCTCAATCAAATTTCGCCCAACCGGATAGAGCATACCCTGACTGTTTTTGCGTATTGGGGTCTGTTGCCATCCTGGGCGTTTGTACATTTACTATAGTACTGCTACTGGAGTTAGTGACAGGCGCATTTGTGATAACATTATTTGTATCTCCTGCACCACCATACATATTAGAACTTGCCGCGGCGATATCGTTGCCTGGTGTTAATTGGTTATTTGGTTTAATACTTTCAGCATCACCAGTTGTTGATATACCAAAACCTTTTTTAAGAATATTCTCCACATGAATATCATGGGTATAAAGAGAACCCTTTTCAGTAGCCTTCTCTACAAGCGTTTGCATAAACGCCAAATCTTGTTCGCTGATATCTTCATCAGCTATGATAGCTTGTAGCATTTCTTTCTGTACATCACCAGATTCTACACCGGCCGCCAGTGCATCTCTATCAATAGTACTTTCTAGATTCTCACTGCTGCCGCGGCCGATTACCTTCCTGCCTTTTTTCTTATATAAACCTTGCTCTTCTGCACTCTTTAGAGATTGTTCTACACCATCAACTACTTCAGACGTTCCTTCGTCATCACCACCACCAAAGAAGCCTTTTACCCAACCAATTGGATCAGTTAGCCATTTAGGAAGGAACTCTTTTAAATCAGCTATTGTAGGAAATCCTGGGAATTCCCAACCACCAGTATCATCCTTTTTATCCTCACCTATACCAAGTTTCTTTTTAATCCATACTATGGGACTTGTAATCCACTCAGGGAATATGTCACCAAACAAAGCACTAATCATAGCACCAATACCACCCTTAGATGCATCTACAACTTCTTTAGCCTTATCAGTAAGTTTACCATCAGCATCAACTAGACCTAATTTCTTTTTGATCCATACTATAGGACTTCTAATCCATTCCGGGAATATATTATTAAAGAGGGCACCAATCATAGCGCCGATGCCGCCTTCACCAAATTCTACAAGCGCTGCAGGATCTGTCTTTTTACCATCGGCATCAAGCATACCTAATTTTGTTTTTATCCATGTTATAGGATGTAGTAACCAATCTGGGAATATGTCAGCAAACATTGCTTGAATCGCAGCCATAATACCACCTTCACCCGCTTCAACAACTCCTGCACCTTTGTCTGTTAAGTTTCCTTCGGCATCAGTAAGACCTAATTTCTCTTTAATCCATACTATAGGACTTGTAAGCCATTTGGGGAATATTTTAGCAAATATTGTTGCCAACCATCCTTGTTCTGGTTTTTCTACTTCACCTTCAGCACTTGTTTTTTCAGTATCTCCAAAACCAAATAGACCTTTTATCCAAGACCATATGCCTGTGACAATACCAGCTATAAATGTGCCTATACTGAATGGTTTAGTTTCACCTTCTTCATCCTTACCCCAACCAAAGATATCTCGTAAGAAATTGATGACTAGATTGTAAGGTAGTAGTATAATATCTATAAGTTTTGTTACAAATCCCATAGGACTATCAGGCCAAGTAAATAAATCACTAAGAAATGCCACTACACCACTAAACTGTTCCTTTATAAACCCTGTGATACCTGTCCAAGCACCAGCAACACCCTCTGAAGCCCAAGTCCAGAGTCCTTTAAACCAATCTATAACACTATCCCACACACCTTTAATAAAACCTGTAATACCAGTCCATGCACCTGCTATGGCCGCACCAGCTTTCTCGCCCCAGGCCCACAAACCTTTGAACCAGCCGACAACACCATCCCATACACCTTGGATAAATTCTGTCAGGCCTGTCCATGCTCCTGATATTGCTTCACTTGCCCATGCCCATAAACCTTTAAACCAATCTACTACTGCAATAAATGCCTTCTTAATCGGTTCCCAGAATTTGACAACCAACCAACCCACCAATGCAAGAATGGCAACAACAACAAGAGTTTTCCATTTTAAGAAAACCTTTACCATCTTCCAAATAGATTTAAACGCTTTGAATAGTGGTTTAAGCATCTTACCGAGCTTACCAAACTTACCACCACCTCCTTTATCTCCACTTTCTAAAGCGGCCTCTCCAGATTTTGACGAATCTTCTCCTTCACTAGCATCTGCAATTATAGCCAGATATGATGTTTGTTTTTTCATTTCATCCAATTGTTCGGCTGCACTACCAGCAACACTATCCATAGCAATAACAGGATCTGCAATACCAGCACCTTCGGCCGCAGATTCACTACCCTCAGCCTTGACACCTTCAGCACCAGCTTCTCCACCAGCACCAGCTTCTCCACCAGCACCACCTTCTCCACCAGCACCACCAAACATAGAAACTGCTGCACCTTTAAGAGAAGCTCCTATACCTTTAATCTTTCCGCCGATAGTAGTAGGTTTATCTTGCGGTTGGACACCTTCCTTTATTGGCTCACCTGTTTCAGGATCAGTTCCAAATGCTGCACCCTTTCCCATAGTGTGAGCTTTGGCCAAGGCACCAATAGATAATTCCTTTTTAGGTATGGCCTCAGTGGTTGGCTTAACTCCGGGTGGTGCATCTGAATCTTTTTTACCAAACAGAGCATTGAAACCACCCTTGGCTAATTTACCTATAGCCTTAGTGCTTTGAGATATTCCTTTCTTTATCTTATCAAAACCCCAACCAGCAAGTATCTGCACAGGTTTGGGGAACATATCTTTAAGAGAACCAATTAGACTATAGGTGCCAAATATACTATCATAAAATTCTTTACCGAAATTTCTTTGAGAGTTTCTTAATTTATCTTGTAGTTTTGTCTCTTGTTTATTAAACTTTCTATCGGCCTTTCTATCTTTTGCAGCATCTCTGGTTTTTGCAAAAGCAATCTGCTCTTCTAGTCTGGCCAATTCTCCAGCTTGATTGTGTCTTTTGGCCTCAATATCTTCTAGTTGGTTGGTATCTGCAGCTTGCTTATCGAGAAGTGTATTTTCTTTCTTGATGCGGAGTTGTAATTCTTTTAGTCTCTTATTGGCTGCCTTACCTTCCTTAGACAAATTCCAGGCTCGGTCGGCCTCAATCTTTTTAAGTTTTTCGGTAACTGCCGCAAGGCGATTAGCGCTGTCTGCTTCTGTGGCCATTTACTTTTTACCTTTAGGTATTGGTGAACCTGCTTTACCAACATACAGTCCAAAGAATGCTGCACCGGCGCCGACTATTGTTGATATGAATGCTGCTTGTGAATTGGTAGGATCGGGCAGAGCCATAAACCATGTAGTAGACGAATAAAACGCATAGATATAGGCCAACATAATAAGCCTAGGTATCACCCTAAACTGATCTAAGACGCCTGAAGTTTTATTGTACCATGTGGGTTCGTCTTGTCCCGTTGCTGGTACAATATCATCAACCGCCAACTCATACTCTTTGGTAGTCTCTACTATTTTTACTTTATCAGTACTCGCCACTATTATCTCCTAGCCTCTGCCTTCCTTCGCTCTTCCTCCTCTTTCAACCATTGAACTAGGAGTGCAGCATATATCGTTCTTTCCCAAGGCAACATATCCATCAAATCTGAATACGAATATTTGTGGTGTTGCATTAAACCAAAGTTCAATTTTATATGATGCTCTAAACTATCGTGAGAAAGAGCTATACGAAAAAACTGTTAAGGCCCTCCAATGTTTTCTTATGTTTCTTTTTAGTGTTTGGATTAGTAAACTCTATTTCGTGACTCAATTTAGGCATTGTTTCAAAAAACTTCTGCATCTCAGCAAATTGTTTAGTATTCAAACTATCAAGAAAATCTGTTAATTCTTTTTTATTAAAATCCGCTCGTTCGTGGATAGTCTCCCCATCAATTACTCGTTCTACACACTTACCCATCAGATCAAATATAGCCTTTGTATTTTCTGACTCAAAAGAATCAATCATTTCAAATGTTGGGTATGACATCTCTATCTTAATATCATCTGTCAAATCTATCAAGTTAGTATGATCTTTATGAAATTTAACTTGAATTTCCTCTAAGGGTATATCAATATCTACATACGTTTCCTTATCATCATCACACAGCACCTTCACTGATGCAACCTCACCCACTGATTTGGCTCGTATGTTAAGAAACACATACTCCAAATCAAACATAGGCATCTTATTAACTTTAATAGTCTTAAACGTACAGTTGTCTACTATCGTTCGGACAGCATTCACCATATGTTTCTGATCTTCTTCTTCCATTGCTATCAATAGAATCTTTTCCTCTTTAACCAAAAATGGTCTGTATTTCAATTTCACCTTCGTAGAAGGAACTTCCAACTCATATGTTGGTGTATTAATTACTGGTAAACTCATAATATTTTCAATTCTCCTTTAATATAGTTTCAATCATATCGCCCGGCGGGGCCGCCACCTACCGGAATTTCTTCCCAATATCTAAATGCAAATTCTACATCTAGTGTTTGGTATGCGTCATTACTACCAGCAGAAAAACTTTGGCCGCTGACAGTTTTGGGAAATACCTCATGTAATGTTACTCCATATTTTGTCTTTTCATTATTATCTAAAGCATAAATTGATAGGGTTTGCCTACCAGCATACTCATTATAATATCTAGCTTCCCAACTAAATTTACTAACAATCCTTGCTTGCCATGCAGTAAAAAACTCTCGTTCTGGTAATCCCGGAGTACAAATGAAAGTTATGTTTGTAGGTCCATAACTCATCGCCGTAGCCATTTCTCTAGTAGGACCGTAACGCAAATCATCAGGACTACTAATAATAGTCTGCCCTGGTATTTCAACAGTTTCTGCAAAATAAGTCATGGCCTGTGGCATTGCTCCATTAGGAGAATTTATCTGAACCCTATACTTATTTTGTTTCTGATAACCTTTCTGAGTTATTCTAGCAGTAAATGCGTCAAGTGCCATAGTTAATCTTTTCCCTAGAATCTTTATACACCTTATTATTATGTACTTTCTTACGACTATTAAATTCTCCACTATAGAACTGTTGTACTGGTAGTAATGCACCAATCAACATATCATCAAGCGGTATTCGTAAAAACAGAGAACCTACTTTCTTTTTATTATACTGTCTAATGGTCGGTGCCACATATCGTAACGCCTTTACCTTATCCCATGTCACTACAGCAGTCTGTGCAGTCTCATCACCATATCCAGCAGCAATAAGTTCTAGAAGTTTTACCCTCATTGGGATAGGTAGATAGTGCAAGTTCAAACCAGCGAACCCAGTCTTTAATCGTCTAACAGGTAGAACCAAAGGAAACACATCATAGTAAGGAATTCTCATAGGATCTTTTGGTCTGTAGTTAAACAGATTCAACATACCGAACTGAGGACGAGACTGTGCCATGGCATCAGCCTTACCTTCTCTAATTACCATATCACCTTTAAGTTTGCCCAACGCTCTTACTCTCGCTTGATACCATTTAAGCGATAGTTCTCTACCTTCAGCAGATTCTTGTATCTCTGTAAATAAACTCATACAATACTATTTATCTACATTCGCAAAGTTTTTTCCGTCCAAACGTCAAACATCCAGTCTCGTTTATCACAATAATCTTTAGCTGCAGCCCACTTTGCACTATTGCGGCCCCATTCTCTTACCTCATATAGATAAGATTTGGTCTTTTTTCTTCCTACTTTTGGTGGTTTAAGAAACTTAGCAGGCTTCACTTCAATAATTCTAGTCTCTATCAATTGACCTTTTTTCACCTTCACTAAAAAGTCAGGATAGTATCTGTGTATTTTATTGTCCCAGGGAGACACATAAGGTATAACAACTTCTTCGCTAGACCATTCTATAACATTCTCATTACGGTCAAAATAGACCATACATTGCCGTTCCCACATAGATCGGTAGATAATGTTTCGTGGGTTGCCTTTATACTTACCAGGCTCAATAGGTACAAATTTGCCTTTATAAGGTTTGCGCCGTGAGTATTTCTTATTATCCATATAAATACTTATACAAGTTAGAGGAATTAAATATGGCAGCACAACAAAGAGGACCACATTCAGTAGTAGATATGAATGTTGTGGTTCATCCACCCGATCTAGGACTTAGTAGCCAGAATGGCAACTACATGATGTTTCAAACTTGGACTATGAAAGGTGGTGTAGGTTCAGCTACAAGTGATATGACATTCGAGGGGCCACATGGACCATTCATATGTCTGCCTATTCCTAGTGGTGTAGGTGCTACATACGACCAGGGTTGGGAACAAGAGGAGTCCGGTTGGTTGCAAAGCCTTGCCCAACAGGGTGTGGCAGTAGCTACTGGTTCAAAAACCGCAGGACAAGCAGGCGCTGATGTCGCTGCTACAGGATCTTCAACTGCTGCAAGTATGGGTGCTGTGGTTGGGACTTTGGGTAAGTTGGTAGGATTAGATAAAAGGGCCCAGCAATCAGGCGGTACTGCATCTTTCAGCAATACTTATGTTACTTACTCAGGGCCCGGATTCAGAGACTTTAATTTTACCTTTAGTTTAAAACCTCTAGATCAAGCGGAATCAGCTAATATTAAAAATATTGTAGACTTTTTTAAAATAAATGCCGCACCCATACAGGAAGCAGGACAACTCAATAGAATATACACTATGCCTAGATTTTTTTCTATGTCGTATCATAATAAAAATAAACCTATGGAACACTTGAATAAAATTGGTAAGTGTGCTTTAACAAGTATAGGTGTTGTTTATGGTGGTGATAGATTTGCCGTATTTCATGAAAATTCAGCACCAGTACGAGTAGATTTAACACTACAATTCAAGGAAGTACAACTACTCTCCCAAGCAGATATGATTAGTGGATATTAATTATGTATTTTCTTAACTTTCCTACAATCGCATATGACGCCACTGGTAATAAAACATATCAGACAGTATCCGATATACTAATTAGAATTGTTGCCAAAGCTGAAGTAAAAACTAGAGATACTTTATTCACAAAATATATAATAAAGGAAAATGAAACTCCTGAAAGTGTTGCATTTGACTATTATAGAAGCGCACAATTTCATTGGGTAATATTAATGTTAAATCAATATTATGATCGTTACTATGACTGGCCGATGACCCAACGCAATCTACAAGCGTATGTGTTAAGTAAATACTCTGATGCTAATGGTATACATCATTATGAAATATCTCAAAAGTCAGGAAACACCAATACTAAAATAAAGGTAGAGTTAGCTGAAGAGCCTGGTGCAACACCTATTACTAACTTTCTATATGAAGCTGATTTAAATGAAAATAGAAAAGAAATAAGACTATTAAATTCACAATATATTACAATATTTTCTAATGAGTTTAAAAACTTAACTCGTCATGGCAATTGATATTATACAAGGTTTAACGGATATTGGGTTGGGCGGAGTTCCCAATAGTCCTAGCCCCGGGGCCTTTGATATCCGTAAATGTGAGATTCAACACGGAGATGATGCCATTTATGACATTACTCCGTTAGTTGCGGAAATACATTTTTTTGAAGATATAGAACAACTTGGTATCACAGGTTGGTTAAAAATTAGAGACAGTATTAATCTTATTCGTAATGGTCTAATAATTGGTGAAGAACTACTGTGGTTAGATTTTGAAACGGCTGGTGCGACTGAGGCAGGTCATCCAGAATGGCAAATCCATGGTGATCCTCTATACATTCATAAAATTGAAGCTATAGAATCTCCTATAGGAAATCAAGGCAATACCACACAGTCCTGGTTAGAATACCGATTACATTTCTGCTCTACTGAAATGATAACAAATGATAGAATGAGAATATCAAAAACAGTTCAAGGAACTATTGGTAGCGTTAAAGGTGGTGGTGGTCACGATGGTATTGTCTATGATATAATAAGAAATGACCTGGGAGTTAATAAGTATATCTATTGTGCAAATACATATGGTATAAGACACTTCGTTACGCCTAATATGCACCCATTCGATTTAATTACATTCTTGGTAAACTCTGCACATTCGTTTACAGGCAAAAATATTGAAAGTCCACAGCCAGGTAAATCTTCAAATATGTTTAAAAATCAGCACGCTGATATGGTCATATATGAAACTGCACAGCGAGAAAAGCCTGAAGATGGTGGTTGGTTTTTTGTGCCACTACAAAGAGAAGAAACAGGTGCATCTACTTTACAAATTACTCTTAACAATTCTATGACTACTTCTGGTGGAGACAGCTTTGCGCCAACTGCAGCTGCCGGGCAATTAAGAGGTTATCCAGCTGCAATGCTAAGAAGTAAAAGTTTTGAATATATTATTACTGGTGATAAGTGGAAAACAATTCGTTCTGGATGTTGGGGGGCAACTCAAATCAGACATAATAGTGTCTCTAAATCTTTTGATAGATACACATCCGATTATCTAAAACAATTGAGAAAAGACACATATTCCCACGCATCAGAAACTCCAGTATTTTTCGACAGTGGCTCTGGAACTAAATTGATATCAGAATGGCCTAATGCAAATGTAGGATACTATAGTTTTAGTAAAGGTGATATGACTAGCATCAATAAAAGCACTTGGCGAGCAGATACACCATATGACGTAGGTGAACCTGATCATGGCATAATGAGAAAAATGCAAATGAGTCATATGTTAGGTTATGAAAGAATACAATGTGAAATGTGGGGTAACTCAGCATTACAAATTGGTAGAAATGCTATTACAGAATTTCCTCAAATTGGGGCGGCTTCTGGTAACCCAAGGGACACAGGTATTACAGATTCATGGGACAGATACGGTGAAGATAGAAATAATAATCTGTGGATGATTACAAAAGTAGCACATCATATCATTCGTACTGGTAACGATCCTATCTATACTACTACTGTGGAATTAGCCAATACCATGCGAGCCACAACAAAGAAGCTTCCGATATATGGATCTTTAGTTGGTTCTTCTAAAGTACCAGCTGCACTACCAAAAGGGGAAAGTGAATTTATTTGGACATAAAAAAAGGGAGCCCCGAAGGACTCCCCATATCGTAGTTGCCTTACGATTAACCGTCATCTGCCAACTTGGCAAAATAATCTAAAGTCTCATCATCATCGGTTGTTTCAGGAACCGGAGTAATGACTTCAACTTTCTTCTTGGGAGTAAATGTCTCAACAGTACCCTTAACTGATGTACCAGTAAGAACTTTGTTGAGCTTTTCCTTCAGTTCATCATAAGTCTTGAAAGTCTTTGGATCAACAAATTCTTGTAGACTATGTAACTTCTCATTATATAATGTTTCAAGGCGAGTATCATCACCTTCAAGCAGTTCTGAAGGATTATCAAACTCAGACTTATCGTAATTCCAATAACCATCGACCTTACGGATCTTGAGTTTAAAGTTAGCACCCTT